AGACTTGGAGAGTTAGTATAACTAAAACAATAACTGAAGAGTTTATTGTAGATGCAGACACACAAGAAGAAGCTGAGTATGACGCAATACAAAAAGCAGAGAATGGTACGCACCCAGATGGGTCTGAGTTAGAAGATGTAACTGTTGAAGGGTCTGAACTTGATAGGGGTACATACTTACAAGATGAAATAGATTTTTTAGAAGAGGAGGTGTTATAATGTCACATAGTGGTAACGAACAAAAAAAAGAAGATGCTTTCGAAGAAGTGAAGCAACAATTTATAGATGCAGGTCACACAGAGGAACAGGCAGAAGCACTTGCAGAGAAGTTCGCAGAAGATAATCCAGACTTCTGGCATGGCGAAGAGCCATTGAGTTATGATGGCTACGAGCTAGAGGACTTATCAGATATGGATAGAGAGGAGCCTTGTATATGAGTGAAGAACAAGCACTAAAAGAACTGCTAGTAAAATACTCAAACGAGTACGAATACATATGCTCAGTAGGTAGAGAGCATAGATTGTTACCTACAGAAGCAGAGATGCAATCTAAGATACAACGAGTATGCGATAAGCTAGGTTGGACTTTAGAAGAAGGGCAAGAATACTCAGACTTTATTGCAAACAGATACTAATTAATAATAATATATAGTAGTATTAACGAATATATATTATAATTAATTAAATATTAAATGGAGAAACGAATGAAAAAAGAAAATGATGTAGAAATAAATGAAGGGTTTAGGATTATGTCTGATATGGCATGGCAATTAATTAATCGCATAGGAGATTATGATAAGGTTCAAGCACATGCTTACAGAGAAAATTGGAACAGAGTTCGAGCAAGTTTAACCATAGAGGGACATATAAAAAATGACTAAAAATTTATTTGGAAAATCAAGAACAGTTGACAATCCCTATGCCACTTACAAGCTAGGTGGTTTCGAATGGAGAGTTTTAAAAACTTATCAAAGAAAAGATAAAGAAGATAGCAACCAGTATGCTAGGTGGTTTACTGTATGCAGGTCACCTATGACATATGGTAGTTGGGAGTATGGAGATATGTATATTGCAGAACTAATGAGTATGAATCCAAAACTCACACAAGCTACTGATGAATGGAAAGAAACTTACAAAGGATAACTATGAAAAAATATATACACATAAACCAACACGTAATTAAATCTAATCACAAGCATAACAAACGAGAGCCTGTGATTACTGTAAAAACATACAATAGTAATACCTATGGACATCAGGTACACATACTTGGAGAGTGTAAGGTTGTGTATAGTCCAGACAAACCTCTGTCCTGTGGTGCAAAAGTATGGATAGAAACAGATGCAGAGGTTATAACTATACCTGACTTTGTTAGCAGAAATAGAGATACTAAAAGCTATGTGCATGAAGCCATAGAGAAAGGACACGATTGGTGGTAAAGAATATTATGGTGCAGACGAGAAACACGTACAGGAAACTGCTTAAATTGATTCCTAGTCCCTTCTATCTGGGTATAAACAAAGCCATAGTAACACTTAGGTAGAGGGTGTATAAATATTTCAGACTACCTGCTTGACAGAAGTGTGTCCAACCTGAGTAGGTTGTTAAACTGCTCACACATATAAGGAGAAACAAATGAAGCTACGACAACAACAGATAACTAAAGCAGAACAGATACTAAATGACCTTGAAAGAAAGGTAGAAGAAATGGAGCAACAAGACTACATTACTTTTGACTTAGAGAAAGACTTGCGTAGCTTACAAGCTATGCTTGATGACTTGAGAGAGGAGATTGAGAATGAGTAAAAGATTTAAACAAGTAAACGTGCAACACTTTGCCACACTTGTGCAAGAGATAGATGTATCCAAGTATACCCAGAAAGAATACGTAGAGATTGTAGAAGAACTATATATGGGTATCTTCAGACACAATACAAGTGGGGACTTTGTTGTAGAAACATTACCTAATGAGAAAGGTAATTGGAAGGTGCATAAACCCTCTGCAACCAAAGAGGAAGTAATGGAACTAATTAAGAAAGGACAAGTCATATGGGACAAGAACGTAATCTAACACCTACACAGCATTGGGAATTACATCAAGGACTGTGGCATATGCTAGGTTGTGATATGCAACTCAAACATAAAGATAAAACTACTGCTATATATGTAGATAATAAAGCAGGGTTGAAGTATACATATTCAACAAAAGGTTTTATAAAATGGTTTCCTATGCCAAAGGAGGATAAAATATGAAAATAACTATGAAACTACTACAAGATATAATACACGATATAAAAAGTGATGATAGTTGGGTGAATGATAGCCACTCTTATGCAGAGCATAGAGGTATATGTAGTGGACTTAATATATTAGTTCTTCGATTAGAAGAAAAAATGAAGGAGGATAACAATGCCAACAAGTGCTTATAAAAAGAAACCTAAAAAACCTACTTGGGTATGGGTATATGGAGATGAGATGCCTGAAGTGTGGGAACACTTTGGCTTTACAAATCCAGACCCAGATGATAGAATCAAACTAAAGTTTGTTAAGTATGAATCAAAGGAGATGCAACGTGGCTAAGTATACAATCTACGCAAAGAAGGTGTATTACTATCGTAAAGATATTAATGCTCAAGACATGAAGAGTGCAGAGAAAAGAGGTGCTGACTATGAAGCAGATGATAATGCAGAAAGATTATTTGAACCTTCAGGTGAGGAATTTTATATAACAAGTATAGAGGAGAATGAAGATGGCAGATAATTTTTTTGAAGGTGCAGTAAACTCAGACATAACTGATAAGCTAGAAAGGTATGAAGAACTATGTGAAGCATTAGTAGGTATAGATGCTACTGAAAGATATAGTCATCAAGAAATACTTTCATATGTTTATAATTTAAAAAACATAGAGGAGAGATTTTATGACAGTAAGAAAACTTAATGACGAAGGGCAGATAGATTTAGCAAGAGAATATATTATTGATATGTTTGAAGAGTTACAAGAAAGAGTATCTGTACCTAACATGATAATGGCTATGCAGATGCAAACAGCAGACCTTGCATATGATACTGCACCTAGTAATACTGTAGCTACAAGTATGCTGCTAGAAGTTATTAATATGAAACTTAGAATGGAAATGGAAGAAGGAAAGGAGGACTTAGTAGATGATTAAAGACCATTATGATGACACAATTTATGACAGAGTATGTGATAACTGTGGAGAAATGACTAATGCTTTTGTAGGTTTTTTACAAGGTTTCAATATTTATTGTGAAGATTGTTGTCCAGATAATTATGGAGAAGATAACGGATTTGATAAAGGAGAAGATGATGATTAAATATATTATATACACACAAGATAGATGTGGACATTGTGAAACTGCAAAGATGATATTAAGAGAAGCAGGAGAAACATTTGAAGAAAGAAAATTAGATACAACTGAAAAGATAAAAAGATTTAGAGAAGCAGGTCATAAGACTGTACCACAAATCTTTTTACATATAGGAGGTCGTACAGAACTAGAAGATTTTATGTTTGGTAATATGGATTTTGAGCCAGACATACACTTAGTAGAAGATATAAAACGTAAAGATTTAAAACCTACTGCAAAGGTTATACCTTTTAAAGGAAAGATAGGTGCTATCTCTGGAGACAAGGAGGAAGAATGAAATACAAAGTAAAAATAGAATTAGACTTTGATAAGCGACCAAGTAAAAAAAAGATATTAGACAGATTGTTTGATATGCTTAGAGATAATAAAGTTAATTATGAATTATATAAATATAACAAAGACTTAGAAAGGAATTTTAAAGTATGATAGACATAACTAGAGATTTAATTAAAATGTTTTTTGCATGTATTATTTGGTACTTGCTATGTTTTACATTACCATTAATTGTGGTATAATAACATGTTGACAAAAGAATATAACTATAGTATTATAAAATATAATTATATAAATAATAATTATAATTTAACTAACTATGAAATATATGATAAGATGTGTAATGAAAATAAAGATGTATCTTGGGCATACAACGTATACTTTATAGAAAAATATTGGGATAATAAATGATGTATGTAATAGCTTTATATAATCCAGAGATAGATGAATTACCAGATGTATATGAAGAAGATGGTAAAGTAAGATATTTTAAATCTGATATAGAAGCAGAAGATTTTTTATATAGTTTATATATTAAAAATAATATATTGATTAGACCTTTATTAGATGACCATATGATATTAATGGGTGTTCAATGATAGAACCTACACTAATAAATGCTTTTGTCGTTGGTTTAATAGTAGGTATGTTTATTATTTTACTTGCTTATTTTTTAACGAGGTTATAAATGAAAACAAATATAGAAGAAATGCTAAGAAAAAATGTTAGAGATTTACAAGAACAAAATAGAAATCTAATGGTAAGAGTTAAACAATTAAATGATGAATTGTTTGAATTAAAAACAAATAAAAAATATAAAGGGTGGGTAGAAAATCCAGATGCTACTCACATTAAAGATGAGTAAAGATAGAGATAGAAGATTAAAAGCTACAGGTAAATGGTTTAAAAAAACAGAACAAAAAAACTTATTGACAAATCATATTTTTCCTGTACTATTAATAGTAGGATTTATTTTTTATATTATTAATCTGTAGGAGATAACGTTGACTAAAAATTTATGGGATAAAGAAAGTAAAACTTTATTTAGAAAGTATTACAGAGAATATAAAAGTGAAGGGTATGATGACAAAGAGTCAAAAAGATTAGCTAAACAAGATGTTAATGTTGTGCTAGGAGAAAGAATTGACTTTGCTGAATTATTATATAAAGATAAATTAAATGATTATAATTAGAGAGGTAACATGTATTCAAGTAAATGGTTAGACAGAGGTCCTTGTCCTAAGTGTGGGTCTAGTGATGCCAATGTTAAACATGCAGAAGGATACAGTTATTGTTTCTCTTGTGAAACTAGATTTGGAGAGGGTGAAGATATGAATAATGTAACACCTATGCCTGTTGTAGAAGCTAGACCTTTGACAAGTGATGGTTTGTATGCAGACATAGTAGAAAGAAAAATAAGTAAAGACACAGCAGAAAAGTTTTGTACAAAGATTACAAAAGATGGTACAGTAACTACCAAACACATTTATAAATACTATGATGTAAATGGTGGTCACGTAGCTAATAAGATTAGAAATACATCTAACAAACAGATGTGGACTGAAGGTTCTATTCAAGATGCAATATTATTTGGACAGAACCTTTTTAGTTCTGGTGGTAAATATGTAACTATAACAGAGGGAGAAGTAGATGCTATGTCTGCCTATCAATTGATGGGTAGCAAGTGGGCATCTGTATCTGTTAAGACAGGAGCAGGTGGTGCTTTGAGAGATTGCAAGTCAGCTTTTGAATACCTAGATAGCTTTGAGAATATAGTTATATGTTTCGATATGGATGAACAAGGCAGAAAAGCTGCCAACAAAGTTGCTCAATTGTTTTCTCCGAACAAGTGCAAAATAATGTCTATGGAGTATAAGGATGCTAACGAGTACCTTAAGATGGGTAAAAGCCAAGCCTTCAACCAAGCTTGGTGGTCAGCACAACCTTATACTCCTGCAGGCATTATGAACTTACAACAACTAGGCTCTTCATTATTTACGGAAGAGTATTGTGAAACATGTTTGTTTCCTTGGAGTAAGATGAATGATAAAACTTATGGAATGAGAACAGGAGAACTAATAACATTTACAAGTGGTGCAGGTATGGGTAAGTCCTCAATCATGAGAGAACTAATGCATCATTTGTTTAGAAACACAAAAGATAATATAGGTATACTAGCATTAGAAGAGAGTGTTAAGAACACAGCGTTTAATATTATGTCAGTAGAAGCTGATGCTAGATTGTATATAAAAGAAATACGTAAACAGTTTACTCAAGACCAATTAGATAAATGGCAAGAAGATACTATAGGTTCTGGTAGGTTCTTTGCCTTTGACCATTTTGGTTCTATCAGTAATGACGAGATACTTGCTAGGGTTAGATATATGGCACAAGCATTAGATTGTAAATGGATATTCATAGACCACTTATCCATTCTTGTTTCTGGACAAGAAGAAGGAGATGAAAGAAAGTCTATTGATGTACTTATGACAAAGCTACGTTCTCTTGTAGAACAAACAGGTGTGGGTATGTTACTTGTATCACACCTACGTAGACCTGCAGGTGACTCTGGTCATGAGAATGGTAAGGAGATAACACTATCACATCTCAGAGGTTCTGCATCTATCGCACACTTATCAGATAGTGTGATAGGTTTAGAAAGAAATCAACAGGCAGAGGGAGATGAAGCTAATACTACAACCATTCGTATTTTGAAGAACAGATATACAGGAGAGACAGGTATAGCTACACATTTATATTATAATAGAGATACAGGTAGATTAACAGAGGTTGACAATCCTTACGAAGCAGAGTATAATGTAGAAAATAAAGAAGAGGTTCCTTTCTAATGAGGTGTTATAACTGTGGAACAGAATTAATATGGGGTGGAGACCACGATTGTGAGGATAATGAGGAACATGCTATTGTAACAAACTTATCTTGTCCAAAATGTGATGCTTTTCATTTAGTATATTGGGGTCACAAAGAAGAAGACAATAAACAAATGTGGATAGAAGGTTATGAAAAATGGCAAAAAACAAAATAGTTTATGAACCAAGAAAGTTAACATTTAAACAAAAGAGAATGATAGTGAAAGCACACAAAATTTTATTTAATGATGATAAAGAACCTAAAATGTGGAAGCATTATTGTGAAGAAGAAGAAACTGAAATGGAAGTAGGTAAAGATGAGCCTTGTAACTGGTGTGGAAAAAAGGAGGAAGATTGTGAAAGTTGTTCTTGATATAGAAACAGACCAACTAGATGCTAGTGTTGTTAATTGTATTGTAGCTAAGAATATAGATACAAACTTAGTAACAGTATTTGACCCAGATAATATGCACGTATTTAAAAACTGGTCAAAGAATATTGAACAGTATATAATGCATAATGGTTTATCTTTTGATGCTCCTGTTCTTAATAGATTGTTAGGAACAAATATTAAACCATCACAAGTATTAGATACATTAATCTTATCACAGTTATTTAATCCAATGAGAGAAGGTGGTAATGGATTAAAAGCATGGGGAGATAGATTTAAATTTCCAAAAGGTTCTATAGAAAATTTTGCAAAGTATACAGATGAATTAAAAAAGTATTGTATACAAGATGTGGAGATAACACATAAGCTATATGAATACCTCAAAAAAGAGGGTAAAGGTTTCTCGAAGTCATGTATTGACTTAGAGCATCAAGTAAGAGTTATACTTGACCAACAAGAGAAAAATGGATTTGCTTTAGATATAAAGAAAGCAATGTTGTTACTTGGACAACTGTCAGATGAAGCTAATCAGTTAGAAAAGTGGGCAATAGAAAGGTTTGAACCTACGAAAGTAGAACTAAAAACAAAGACCAAGTACATACCTTTTAATATTGGTTCTAGACAGCAAATAGCTGATAGACTTATGGCTATAGGTTGGAAACCAAAGAAGTTTACAGATAAAGGTAATGTAATTATTAACGAAGATGTATTAGATACTATTGATATGCCTGAAGCTAAAAAGTTTTCAAGGTTCTTTTTATTACAAAAACGTGTTGCACAAATCAAGTCATGGATTGAATCATTTAACGATAAAACTGGTAGAGTGCATGGTAAAGTAATGACATTGAAAACTATAACAGGTAGAATGGCACACAATAGTCCTAATATGGCTCAGATACCTGCTGTTCGGTCTCCCTATGGTAAAGAATGTAGAGAGTGTTGGACAGTAGGTAATATACATACTCATTCCATAGTGGGAACAGATGCTAGTGGATTAGAACTTAGATGTCTGGCTCACTTAATGAATGATAAACAGTTTACTGATACCCTACTAACTGGAGACATACATACTCATAATATGAATATGGCAGGTCTTACAGATAGAGACCAAGCAAAGACTTTTATCTATGCATTTATGTATGGTGCAGGTCCTGCTAAGATAGGTCAGATAGTAGGAGGAGGTTCAAAAGAGGGAAAGGTGTTGATAGATAGATTCTTAAAAAGTATGCCATCCCTTAAACGTGTACGTGATATTGTAACTAATACTGCTCAAAAACATGGTGTTATAAAGGGCATAGATGGTAGGTTATTGCGTACACGTAGTCCACACTCTGCTCTTAATACTTTAATACAAGGTGCAGGAGCAGTTGTGTGTAAGTTGTGGTTGGTAAACATTATGAAAAGAACTACGTCTTCTAACTTAGATGTAAAGTTAGTTGCTAGTGTTCATGATGAATATCAGTTTGAGGTTGTAAACAAAGATGTGCAGGCATTTTGTAAGATAACTAAGTATGCTATGAAAGATACTGAGAAACAATTACAAATGCGTTGTCCATTAGATAACGAACATAAGGTAGGAAAAACATGGGCAGAAACTCATTAGAACCAAGTATTGAAAATCGTAAGAAGTTTGATATAGATTTACAATACGGAAAAGTAAGAGAAAAGAATGTAGCATCTATGTTACAAGACAAAAAGATTGAAGTGAAATCTGAAAGAGATATGTGGCAGCGAACAGGTAATATTGCAATAGAGTATCAATGCTATGGTAAACCTAGTGGTATTGATGCTACTACATCTGACTATTGGTTTCACAATCTTTGTATCGGTGAAGAAACTTTTGCTACTTTGGTTTTTAAAACAGATAGTCTAAGAAAGATAATTAAAAACTTAGATAATAAAAAATCAGTATCAGGGGGAGATAACAATGCATCTCGTATGTATTTGTTAAATATACAAAAGCTTTTTTCTTCTGATGTAATAAAAGCTTTTAAAGAAAGTGCTTGACATATTGTATATGTTTTGCTATAATTATATTTTTAACTATGAAAGGAGACAAATAAATGTCCGTAATACAGGGAAAAGCCTATTGGGCTTCATTAATAAATCCAAACACTACATTTGATAGTGATGGTACTTGGAGTATAGACGTTAGCTTAGATGAAAAGAATAAGAAGATTGCTGAAGCTGATGGTCTTACAATCAAGAATAAGAATGATGACAGAGGAGACTTTGTTAGCATAAAGAGAAATGTTAGGAGAAAGAATGGAGATTATAATAAAGCTCCAACTCTAATGGATTCTCAAAAGAGAGCTATGAAAGATACCTTAATTGGTAATGGCTCTGAAGTAAGTGTGTTGTACTCTACATATACTTGGGAGTACAAAGGTAGGTCTGGAACTAATGCAGACTTACGTGCAGTTCAAGTTACAAATCTTATTCCTTATCAAAATGATATGGAAGATGCGTTTGATGTTGTACCAGATGGATTTGTAGCAAAGGAAGATGCTGAAGTATCTTTTGCTTCTTAATTAACGAAAGGACTATGGGGATATCATAAAGGTATCCCCATACTTATTTTATGAAAAAAAATATAGATACTTTAGTAGAAGATATATACTCTCTATTTGATTTAGATAAAAAAAATAATATAAAAGATTTAGATAAACATCTAAAAGATTTTACAGATGGCGTAGCTAATACTATAAAGATATTATTAGATGAAAAACATACACCTAAAAGAAATTTAAGGTTATCAGCTATAGGTAAACCTGCTAGGCAACTATGGTATGATAAACATACAGAACACGAAGATAAAAAATTAAATCCTTCATTAAGAATAAAATTTTTCTATGGACACTTATTAGAAGAAGTCTTAATATTATTTACAAAATTAGCAGGGCATACAGTTAGTGCTCAACAAAAGGAAGTAGAAATAGAAGGAGTAAAAGGACATCAAGATTGTTTTATAGATGGAGTTCTTGTTGATTGTAAGAGTGCATCTGGTAAAAGTTTTCTTAAATTTAAAAATAATACACTATCTATGGATGACCCTTTTGGTTACATACCTCAAATATCTGCTTATGCAGAAGGTAATGGTGTGGATGAAGCAGCTTTTTTAGCTATAGATAAACAAAATGGAGATATATGTTTAACAAAAGTACATTCTGTGGAGATGATAAATGCGAAAGATAGGGTTAAATATCTTAAACAAACTTTGGATGAAAATAGACCACCTGATAGATGCTACTCTGATGTTCCTGATGGGAGCAGTGGCAATAGGAAGCTTGCTATTGGTTGTGTTTATTGCTCTCATAAAAGATTATGTTGGTCTGATGTTAATGAAGGTAAAGGACTTCGTGTATTCAGTTATGCGAAAGGTAAAAGGTTTCTTACACAGGTAAATAGAACACCTGATGTAGAAGAAGTAACAAATTGGTAAAGGAAATAAAATGGCAATAAAAGCACATATATTAGAAGCAGTTATGTCTCACTATACAGCAGAGAGAGATAAAGCTTTAGCAAATATTAAAATACATCTTAACAATCCTGTAGGTGTAGGAGAACATCCTAAGATTGTAGAAGATGTAATTGAATTAGTACATAAAGCATCTGAAGCTACAGATGCAATAGAGATGTTACATACTATAGTAAATAATGAAAAGGACAATTGATTTAGAGGTTTCAGTTTTAGCAACTGTAAAGAAAAGTGAATCACCAGAAAGAAAATTATTTCTTGCTGTTATATTTCAAGCTTTATTAGATGCAACAAAACCTAAAGAAAAAAAAGAATCATCTATTTCTATCTTAAATAGAAACAGAGCAATGGCTTGGTTTTTTTGTAGTGTAGGAGTTACATGTGATAACTTTGAATTTGTTTGTGAACAAGCAGGATTAAGTTCAAATTATACTAGACAATTTGCTTATAAAGTGATACACTCTAAAGAAATTAAATTTGTTAGACAAAAAATTAATGCAGTATTAAACAGTAAATAGGGGAATAAAATGGGATTGATGGATAAAGCTATTGCAGATACAGTAAAAAGTGTAAAAGATTTTAAGAAAACAAACATAGAAAAAGAAGCTAGGATTGCTACTGATAGACAGGTAGGTGGTGACCATTACAAGACATGTAAGATACAACCTGTTGATTATATTGTAGAAAATAATCTTACCTTTCTTGAAGGTAATGTAGTAAAGTATATTACAAGACACAGAAGAAAAGGTGAAGGTGCAAGAGACATTGAGAAAGTAATACATTATTGTGAATTAATATTGGAGAAAGATTATGGCAGGGAATAACTATTTACCAACAGAATATCAGACATTTATTCATGCATCTAGATATGCACGTTGGTTGCCTGATGAAGGTAGAAGAGAGACATGGATAGAAACAGTATCTAGATTTAGTAATTTTATGCAAGGTCATTTAGATAAAAACTTAGGTGTAGTATTAGATAGTGAAGTATGGAGAAGAATAGAAGATAGTATTATAGGGTTATCTGTTATGCCATCTATGAGAGCATTGATGACTGCAGGACCTGCATTAGAAAGAGAAAACATAGCAGGATATAATTGTTCTTACATACCTATTGATAATCCAAAAGCATTTGATGAAGTATTATATATACTTATGAATGGTACAGGTGTAGGTTTTTCTGTTGAAAGACAATACATAGATAAATTACCTACTATACCAGATAAAGAGTTTGAAAAGACAGATGATGTTGTTTCTGTTAATGATTCAAAAGAAGGTTGGGCAAGAGCATTTAAAG